AGCTAATCCATCAGAAACATATTCAAGTATTATTAATTTTCCTGATAAATCACTAGAGAAATTAAATGTCCCTCTTTTTTCGTCTATATTAAACCAACCATTCATCTGCATATTAACTGGATCGCCACCATATCTTTGGCCATAAAATCCACCATAACCTCCTTCACCCCACCAGTCATACATATAAAGCAAAGGGTTAGTTGATCCTGTAGGATAAAGACCAGTTATATTATTAGGGTTGGATGCTTGCCAACGACTATTAGTTAAGGAAGTACCATCTATATTATCCCCGAAATTATCTTGAGTTATATTCCCCTGTGCATCTTGTACTGGCGCTTCCCATGGACTACTAGTTAATTGAGTAGGATAGATAGTATGTTTAACCCCATCCCCACTTATCCACGAAAGCTTAACATAATTAACATAATCCTGTGGTATAATTACTGAAAGACTTTCTGGAATATTTAATTCTTGTGACTTAATACTTTTTAGTGTATCATAACTAAATTCCTGTAAACCTCTTTTAGCATGAAAAACAACATCTGTTCTATTTACTCTCGGTATTAATTTATCTTGACCTACATAACCTACTATAAAGTTATTTACAATATCTTTTATAGAAACATATTCATATCCCCCATAATTATTTTGTACTGCACCCTCTTTTAATTGAACTTTAACATAAGTTCCTACACTTTGATTTAACCCAAGAGTTATAATACTATTTGTTTGTGCACCATCTCCGCTAAAAGTTAATACGTATGTAGTAACATACTCAGTCCAGTTACTTAATCCATTAGGGCTAGTATATATTTTAAAATTATTTAATGGATAATCGGCATCAGTAGGGTTCCAACTAGAAGCACTACCCATAGACAACTTAGTATTAAACGTAAATGTAAAAACTTGCGTTTGTACTGATGTATAAATAATCTGCGCGCCTGCGTAATATTGTAAATTAGTTTCTCGGATTAATCCTCCGTCTGGTCTAGGCATATCTTATGTTTTTGAATTTTGATCTTCTTCTTGTATTTCTGCTCCTGCTATTTGTACTATATTAGGATCATTTATTATTACCCCAGCGTAAGCTAATATTCTTGTAATAACATTTGTTTGTTCTGATACATTTAGCTCAAAATCTTGAGTATTACCTCCAGCATTAAATACAAATTGTCCTAAAGAGCCTTGAGTATAATCCCATACTATATCAGCAGGTGTCTTTAAGTATGAAAAAGTAATATCTGTAGCTGTTACTATACTTGTAGGATATACATATAAGTTATTATTCTCGTATAAGTATATCGGAAAAGTTGTTGTGGGTTGAGTAAGTGGAGAAAGTAATAATTGGGTTACTTCATTTCTTTGTGCATATTGAGTTAGTTCAGAACCTTTATAGAAAACAGTTCCTAATCTATATATATCAGTAGGAGTTAATGTAAAAGGGTTTGTACCGGCTGTAGCGCCTGTCCTTTGGAAGAATTGTAAATTTTCTTCAATATTTTTGACACGGTTTGCATACTCCGTATCATTTTGTGGCATACGATACTGTTGATTTAGATCGTCTTCGTATTTCTCGAATATATTTAATTGAACCTGTGTTGCGACTTTGTTAAATTCATCAGGTGTCATATATCCTCTTTGTTGTTGGTTAAGGATTAACAAAACAGTTTTATAAACTGTATCTACGTTTATTGCCATTCTAGTATATTATTTATAATAAAGGCGGCGTTAACCGCCCTTATTTATTTTACTTAAGTTTTTTAGAAAGAGCTTTATACATTTCTACCCCTTCATCTGTTTTAAACCATGCAGCTAAAGCTGAGTATGGGTTTTCATCAAATGGAACACTAAATAACTTTTTCTTAGTAGCCCCTGATTTAAAGCTTCTTTGGTCCGGTGCTAAATGTAAAAGACCTGCCTCTGTAGCTTTAATACCGAAGTTTCTAAGTTGTACATTATCATCTTTTGCTAATTCAATAAACAAATGTGGTTTTTCTTTAGCAAATTTAAGTAAATCTCTCTTAAGCTCTTTGGAACTGAATTGATCGACTGTTGATCCAATTTCTGTTCTCATTATTGCTTCAGCTTGATCAATTTCCATTTCTCTAGCCATAAGTAATGCATCAATTTCCCGTTCAATAACACTTGTTTCATCTTCTGCTTGTTTTACTGGCATTAATTCTTTGTATCTTTTATCCCTATCAGGATGATATAAAGAAAGTAATTTTTGTAAAGCTTGTTCTTGTTTTGGAACTGTTAAGGCTCCGTCTCTAAAAACAATATGCTTTAAAGTAACTTCTCCTTTTTGTTCATCTACAAATGGTGAAGATTGATTAGTTGCATATCTTAATGCTCTTTGAGTATTACTTTTTGTATCAAAATATAACAGAGGATATTTCTCTGTATGTCTTGATTTTATGGTATATGTTAAAGGGTTTTTATCTCCCCTAATAACATATGTTCTATCTTTTATTTCCCAGCTTTTTTTAGCTGAGACTTCTTTATTTTCTTTTGACATAATATAATATAATTTAATAGTTAAAGGTATTGGGCGCCGAAGCGCCCTTACCTTATAAAAATAATTAAGCTGTAAATAATACGAAGTTATTTCTAGCTTGAGTACATAGACATCTTTCTGATAAGAAGTTAACCTCCATAGCATCAAGAGCAGAAGTATGTGCTCCACCAACTGAACCAGTTAGCCAAGACTTCATTCTTCTATCATCTGCTTGAGAAGCTCTATATCTTACATGTAAGAAAGGTCTCCTAATGTTTGTTCCAAGTAACTGATCGTATACTGTAGAAGTACCAGCTGGTACTAATACACCATCAATGTTGTCACCATTAACAAAGTTAGTTGAACCACCTCTTAAAGAAGCATCATTTAGATATTTCCAAGAAGTTTTATAGAAGTCATATGAACCTCTTCTAAAACCAGAGAAACCTAAGTTAAGCGCCATGTCTTCAGAGTTTTCGAATACACCATAAGATGTACCACCAGCTCCGTAAGAGTTTTGTTGTGCTAACATGTTATCAAATAATAACTCAGTTTTTCTGTCTAAGAAAAGCATATTTTCTTCAATAGCTCCTTGACTGTCTAATAACTGTAATACAGAATCGAAATCCTGAAGAGTTCCAGCATACCCTGAAAGTACATTACCACCATTGTTAATCGCAGCAAATAAACCTTCAGTACCAATTGTACCGGCAGTTGATTGATTAACAAACTGTGTTAAACCAACAGTATTAAAACTAGCAGCGATTGCATTAGATGAAGCAAGTTCACCTTCAATCATTGCCATTTCTAGATAATCTTCAAATCTCATTCTAGTTTCACCTTCAGCTTTTAAATACCAAAGATAACCACTCGTACCATCTTCTCCAGCAACTTCAACCCAACCGATTTGTGCAGTATCAGATCCACTAACAGCGTATCTGTTTCTGATTATAATTGGTTTGTTACTAAAAGTTGATAATTGTGGCTCGATAGCAGGAATAGCATTAGTACCATCTCCTGTACCACTTACACCTTTTGCAAATTCAGAACCGTAAACGAATACTTTACATCCAGTTCTTGCTAAGTCAACGTCGTTAACCGCAGCTCTTGTATAAGGTTGTGCATCTATAGTAGTAGCAGCAACACCATATACAATGGCTTTCACAGTAAACGCAGGATCCGCAGGATCCATAACCACGATAGTATCGTTTATAGCAATAACGTTTTGTACAGTAGTACCGTTTTGATTTGCAATAGTAATTCTATGACCAGTTTGAGCACCACCTGTCGCTTGAACAGTACAGTTATCATATGATATATGTAATCTGTTTTGTTCTGACCAAACTACTTGATCTGACATCATTGGCATCTCTGCACCGACCATTCTTAAGAAGCCGCCTACCGTTCTGTTTCCATAACGTTCTACCTCAGCTTCATAAATTTCTGGTAGATATTGTTGTGAGAAGTCATTACCACCAGCGTCGTTAAAATTTAAGTAGTTAGAACTTAAAGTAACTGGCTGAGCAGTAGGTATTAGACTTCCAAATTGAGGACTTAATACACCCATAATTGTTTAATTTTAATTGTTAAATTTACGTTTGATTTTCAATTTTGAACTATCTACTCCGTCTATAGCTCGAACTTTAAGACCCCCAACGAAAATATCACCTTGTGTTTGGCGAACTCCAGTGTCTGGATTTTTTGATCCATCAACTACAGTTTTTATTCCATCAGTTTTCCCTTGTTCGTAAAAATGATTTACTATTTTATCTACATTTTGAGCAGCGTACATAGCTTTATGATAACCTTTCGTATCTTTAACATTACCTTCTTTATCCAAGAACCTCTCGACGAAGTTATTTAAATTAGATTGATTTTCAGCAACTGCACCTGGGTCTTTAACACCATATCTAAATTTCTTTTCACCAACTTCGAAATCAAAACCTTTGAATTCATTAGAAAAAAGTTGTTTAGTATTGTTGATAAATTTGGAGTGCTTTTGCTCAGCTATTTTTTGTTCATCATTATAACGGTTAAAAAAGTCTGTAGCTTTTTTTTGCTCTTGCGTTACGCCGGGCCTCAACTTGATTTCGTCGTAATATTTTTGCTTTAAGCCTTCTAAGTGACTACGTGCTTCTGCAACCGCTTCTTTTTTAGCGAGTTTTTTCTTTTTGACGTCTCGCTCTTCGTCAACCTCCGTATCATAACTAAAAGTTTCTTCCATAATGAAATCAACTTCTTCGCTATTTAGATGCGGTTTAGTATTTTTATAATATTCTTTTAATAAAACATCTTCATTTACGTCAGAATAATCTGCATTTAATCTTACGTAATCTTGGACTGTCCCTCCAGTTTCATTCATAAATTCTACCAGTTTTTCAATATTCTCTGGTAAGTTAGAAGTATTAGGTGATACTTCATCTATGATTGTTTGTTCTGCTGGTATCGGCTCTTCGGCCATCTCTTGAATTTCTTCAATAGGCGAGCTGGACTCTTCGTCGGATTTGTCTCCTCCAGTGTCCACCTTTTCGCCATCTCCGGTTCGTTCGCCCACATCCACCGTCTCTGTTTCTCCGATTGGAATGGCATTGTCTTCTTCTGTTTTAGTTAAATCTACTTTTATTGGTTCTTCTACCTTAGCATTAGCCTCTAACGAGGTATCTACTTTAGACAAATCAACTTTAAAAGGTTTATCTGTTGTTTTAAATTTTTTAGGTTTAGATTTGATTTTCATATCTCCACCTTCTGATTTAGCTTCTGGGGCTACTTCAGGTTTAGTTGTTTCTGTTTTTGACATAATATAATAATATAAAATTAATTAATAAGTATTTACATACTTTGTTTATTTTCAAAGTCGATAGGCATTAAATCATTGTTCCTTTGATCAATCATTTCGCTTTGTTGCGTACCTTCCATTTGAGTTCTTTTATCTTTACGATCTTCGATTAACGCTTCTTTCTGTTTCATTGCTTCAACTTCCATTCGTTTTAATTCCATATCGTATTGATGTTGAATTTCCATTTCTTGTTGTTTAATCTGAGAAGCTGTTTGTAATTTTTGAATTTCCATTTGAGCTTTAGCTTGTTCAAATTGAACTTCAGATGCTGTTAATGCTTGTTGCTTTTGCATTTCAGCTTGTGCCCTAGCTTGGTCAGCTGCCACTTTAGCTTGTTCAGCAGCCTGAGCTACTTGCATTTCATGCTGTTGTTGAGCTTTTTGTTTTTTCTTTCTAGCTTGTTTTAATACATCATTGGCTAGTTTAAGATTATTTATTTGACGAATATCAATAGCGTCTTCTAAATCTATACCACCTTGTTGTAAGGCCATTTGAATATTCTGCTCAAGCAATGCCTTCTCCTCTTCTTCTGGTTCAAGTTCTAAATAAATTCCAAAATCATGTAAAGGTAAATTCTGTATCTCTGCTAAAGTAGCTACATTATAAGTAGATATAGAACTTTTAAGAGAGTTTAAAGTTAAAGGATATTGTAGAGAATCAGCAATCTTTAATGAGATATTTTCACATGTTCTTACTGTTAGCCATAAGCTAGCCTGCATTACGTGTCTAGTTGCAGTATTAGAAGCATTTACAGCCATTTTTTGCAACCCAACTAAAGTATCTTGTTCTGGCATACTACCATCCCTAGCTTCATTTAATCCGGTCACGTCTCTTATTAACTGTAAATAATATTGATAAGTTTGAATTAAACTAGCTACCTTACCTTGGCCACTAGATGTAGCTAATTCTTGAATAGGTACTTTGCCAGGATTCATATCTCCTTCTTGAGTAAGTGATCTACCAACTATACTACCAGTTTGGAAATACATGTTTAATGCTTCAGCTGGATTATAATTAGTACCATTACCTAAATCTACTTCAGCTAAGCCGTCCATATCTAAAAATACACCATCTGGAACTAACCTAGATATTACTTGTTGTAGTTTTAAATGAGTTATTTGAATCATATCAGCAAACCCCGTAATTCTATTTACAATAGAATCTATTCGCCCCTTATATAATCTTGGGGCACATATAGTATAGCTCATTTCTACTTTTGTAGT